ATAGAATATGGAGACACATGAGACTAGGAGCAGATACAGAAGTAAAAGAAATCCTGGAGCAAGAGTACCAACTAAACGAACTTGGTGCAGAACCAAATTATCAGAACAATGTAAAACAACTACATGCAATATAGACTTATATTCACTACCATTAAACCCGAAAAAGAAAAGCAACTACAGAAACTAGAAGAGAACATCAACATCTGGGTAGCTAAAAACAAAGGAAAATCAAAGGCTGACTGGCTACTTGAGTTGTCCACAGGTAAGCACTAGACAGTATGCACCTTATTGCATATACTACCAATATACCAATTAAGTAAAACAAGTATGAAAACAACATTTAAAAAAGGGGACACTGTGTTAATTAAGAAAGGCCTTGCCACTCACTTAGATGATGAAAACCCTTTGACTGTGCTAGAGGCCCGTAGCGGGTACTGTCGTCTTCAGGACGTAGATGGCTACATAGATAGTATCAAGAACAGCCACATTACTATACTAAAAGCAAAGCGAGGACGACCGTTTAGAACTAACCTGAGAATAACTACAACAGGTAATAACGGTACAGTAAAAGTTACTGGTGCAGCACGTACAAAGAAAGCATTCTCTACTGACGAAATCCTGGAAAACGCAGAACAAGTAAAATCATGGAACAAGTACGGAGAATGTAACTGTTACAACTACTTCACCTACGGTCTACTTGTAGCATGTGTAGCTATTTTCACTGTCATGGCTATGTGGAGTGCTAATATTCTACAGATAAATTAGGTATGAAAACACTACGACAAGCACTAGAAAAAGAAATACAAAGAACAGGGATTCACATGTTCAAAGTTTTACAGGAAGGATACAGGGGAGTTTTTAGCTACGTACCACCAGTGTATGACAAGAGAGTAGTGTACTCACTAGAAGACCTAGCCAAACTTTCACAAGAAGGGTTCTTTGTTAACACAGAAGAAACAAACATTGCTTTTTTAATTTTCAACGCAATAACACATAACTAACATGACCCTACCTACTAAAGAAGTAACCATGAAACCCTTTAACTACTTATCACGCCCTAGCGCCTATGACACAGCTCGCGCACTAGCAAACAGAGACGACGCCCTACAAGGCTCTACACCGATAAAAATACCTAAAATGAACTATCCACCGTCTAACCTAAAACAAGCGTCTCTAAGGGCATTTTTAAGCCAAATACTGCCATAATATGAACTACTTACGTTTAATAACAAAGTACCTACGCAGTTTCTTTAAGAAAGAACCTGTAAAAATAGAGCAGCCAGTAAAGAAAGAGCCAGTAAAACAGAAGCCTAAGAGGGTTCACTTTCCAAAGTGTCCAGCTACGTTAAAAACGTCTTACAACGAGCAAACAGCAAAACAAGAAGCTGAAAAAATAGGGAAGAGAACTCTTACAAAACTTAGAGCTTACAAGTGTGAGTTCTGCGACTATTGGCACATGACTCACAAAAAGAATAAGTTGAAAATGCACTAAAAACTGTGGATAACACTCACATTTCTACAAGTTAGGTGATATACTTACACTATGCCAGAACTAACAAAACAAGATATCGGGAACATACTAACGCTTATTCAAAACGCAACTATAAAAGTTGAACAAGTCAGCATTGTTGTACCTTTACAAGAAAAACTTAGAAAGCTCTTGGAGGAAAAGGTGGAGAAGAAAGCTGCCTAAACATCTCACACAGCAGGCACTCTTGTTGGCTATCGTGGCTAGGAATATAAGCACCATGGCACCTAGGATGAATGTTAGAAGGGCAAATAACAGGATTGACTGGTAAAGGTTCAGAGTCTAAAAAGATTTTAACTTTATCTAACTCCCTGAATTTGAGTTTAATGAGTTTTACCTTCATTAGTAAACACAGTATACATGACATCTTGGCAAATGAGTGGTAAAATATGTGTATAACTTATGAAGTACACACCACTACAACGTTTACTTATAGTCGTAGATAAGATACTCAACCCCAAAGCTACTACTCTACCTTTCTACTACACAGAGAAAATAAACGGGCACTTTTACTACAAGAAACCAGAAAGATGTATCGTCGTACGAAGGTTTGTAGAAAACGACACGATACACATTTGGGTAATAAGATGGTTACAATATGGCAGAAACTAATCCACACGGAGCAAATGGAACGACAGGAGACCCAAGAGAACAAATCTGCTGGGACAACTATGTTGTATCTATTACACAGAACCAAGAAAACGCCTACAAAGCAGCTGTAGAAGCAGGTTACAGTGAAGACCATGCAAGAAACATTACAATGCAAGGATGGTTCAAGGAACGAAAAGCAAAACTAAAGCGTAAGGACATGTTAAGCAAATCTGAGAAAGTGCTCGATGAAACTCTTGACATGAACACCTTAGACAAGGAAGGGTTAGTAGACCCACAACTACTTAAGATAAAGGTAGACGTAGCAAAGACTATAGCAACTACTTTAGGGAAGGAAGAAGGGTACTCTACTAGAAGCGAACTAACAGGAAAGGACGGCAAAGACTTTGAAGTAAAAACTATTGTAATCAACAAAGCATGAGAATAGATTTAACAAAACTAGACCCACAGGTGGAAATTGCTATACAGAGAAAACCTATTTGGGAAAGTATTATACACAATGGAAGCAACGATTAACCTTCTGCCAAAACAAAGTCTCGCCTGGGACGCTTGGGAATCACCTCACATCACAGAGTTAGGTTACGGAGGAGCAGCAGGAGGTGGTAAAAGTAGACTTGGCTGTTACTTAGCTATAACTATTGCAGAGATGTACCCAGGGAGCAGAGGGGCGATAGGACGAAAAGAGCTAAAAACACTTAGACTTACTACGCTTACTACTCTGTTTGAAATCTTTGCAGAGTTAGGTTATCGAGAAGGAAGCTACAAGTACGACGCACAGCAAGGAGTAATCACGTTTCCTAACAAGTCTCAAATATACCTTTTAGATACAGCCTACAGCCCACAAGACCCAGAGTACACACGTTTCGGTTCACTTGAACTAACGTGGGCCTGGATAGACGAATCAAACGAAACACCAGATAAAGCGAAATCTATTTTAAAGACACGTGTAGGTAGAAAGAACAACCTAAACGGTAAAGAAGTGAAGCCTTTTTGGCTAGAGACGTTTAACCCTAACAAAGGACATGTTTACAGAGACTACTACCAACCTTGGAAAGACGGAACACTACCAAGCTACAGAGAGTTTATTCGAGCGCTCCCAGGGGATAACCCTCACCTACCAGAGGCTTACATAACAAACCTAGAAAGAAGCGACAAAGTAACAAGAGAACGCCTTTTAAAGGGTAATTTTGAGTTTGATGACAACCCTCAAAAAACAATGTTCTACGACGCGATAGTGGACTTAACAAAGAACACGCTCATAGATAACCCTGGCGTAAAGACACTCATAGCAGACATTGCCCGTTTTGGAGGAGACAAGATAGTTCTAGGAACGTTTAAAGGGTTAGAGCTGTACTCTCTTGGTGTTTACACATACCAAGGGATAGACGAAACTATCAAAAAGATAAAGGAAGAAGCGCAAGCAGAAGGTGTTGGGTGGCAGAATATCCTTGTAGACGAGGGTGGAGTTGGTGGAGGTGTGGTAGATGGTATGAGAGGTATTAAGGGCTTCAACGGAGCTTCTAGCCCACTAGGAATATGGGACTACATAAAGTCAAAAGTTGTTCCAGCTAACTATCAGAACTTTAGGTGCCAATGTTATTTTAAACTTTCAGAAGTAGTAAACGAAAGAAAAATGAGTGTTAAAGTAACAAAGTTCCAAACAAACATAGAAGGATACACCGTAGAAAAAGCTATAGCAGAACTTATTGAGGAACTAGACGTAGTTCAAAAGACAGACAACTCAGTCGATTCTAAACTAGCGATTATTCCAAAAAGTGAAATCAAAGAGCTGTTAGGCAGAAGCCCTGACTTTGCCGACGTTCTTATGATGAGAATGTTCTTTGAGTTAAAAGAGGTGGCGAGAGAGCCAAGAAAAATACTCTTAAGAGGAAACCAAGCAGACAACAACCCCGCTATATAGACAACTTATTAAATGTTCCCTAAACTCAAACTATGACAACTACACCTAAAAAAACGGTTAAAAAAGTAGCAAAAAAGAAGGTAGCAAGTAAAAAAGTAGTGAAATCAGCAGCAAATGTAATACTGCCAAAAACAGGTGAATATCACGTTGTAATGACGTTCAACGACAAAATACACGAGTTCGACACTGACGACCTCTTTAACTCAATCATGGAAAGAAAGCCAGTCTTTCTTAAGACACGTATCATATTCAAAGTAACAAACAAAGAGGGTAAGGTGTTTGAGAAGCTCCTTTTTGTCTTTGGAGGTAAAATGCTTTTCAGAAACAAGCTATCCCTAAACATCTTTATAAGTAAGATGAGATTTAAGTAAATGAACCAAGAACTTTACAACTACATCTTAGCCGAGGAGACTAACTTTAAAACAGCGAAGGTGCCTGTTACTGGTTCTGTTGAGTGGAGTATGCACAACCACATCGAACGATGTACCAACGTGGCTAATGGCTGGTACCACACGGGAGCAAACGACGGAATGCGCCCCTACGACGACATCGTAACTCCTGTAAAAAACGTAGCTCTACGCTCAGAAGGCTTTGACGTTAAAGATATCGTCCCTTACGTTAACGACATTCACAACAGCTACAAGTCTTTCTTAATCAAGAAATATCACCCACAGTGGGCCAGAAAGAACGAACTTGATACTTTCATTGACGAGCTTGTAGAAAGCTCTGTGGTGTACGATTTAGCCCTTATAAAGAACGTCAACAACTCACGCCCAGAAGTAGTTAAGCTACAACAGATTGCTTTCGCAGACCAAACTAACGTGATGTCAGGGCCTATTTGTCTAAAACACCAATATACAGTGGCGGAGTTGCTAGAAAATAAAGGTAAGTGGTTCGACGACAAGATAGACGAAGCTATCATCATGGCGGAAGCAGAAAAGTCTGTTACACAAGCTAACGACCAGAAAGCAAAAACACCAGGAAAATATATTACTGTATACGAGCTTGTTGGAAACTTACCAGAATACTGGTTAGAAGACGGTGGGGATAAGTACAAATACGTACCGCAGAGACATTTTGTGTGTTACTACACGTCAAAAGACGGGTCAAAGAACGGTATTACCCTATTTGCAGGTAAAGATAAGCCACTCTCTGACTCTTTCAAGGCTTTGGTTATTAACTCTGTTTATGGTCGAGCCTGTGGAAAGTCTCTTATTGAAACACTGTTTGAGCCACAAGTATGGAACAACTACTCAGCTATCAAGATTAAGAAAATGCTCGATAGTGCTGTAAACGTACTCATCACAAACAGCGAAGAACTAGCGGGACAAAACCTAAACCAGCTTAAGGACAACACAATCCTAAAGCAAGAAAAAGACTCATCTACTATAAGGCTAGACGGTTCTCTACAGAACATGACAGCCTTTACAAACTACCAAGTACGCCAAGAGAACAACGCGCGTATTCTAGGCTCAGCTAGCGACGCACAGCTTGGTACAAACCCTGTATCTGGCACACCATTTGCTCTACAGTCCCTTGTTGTTCAGCAAGGGCAAGGACTACATGAGTACCGTCAGGGCAAGATTGCTACATTCGTAGCTGACGTGTTGTATCGTGATTGGATTCTCCAGTACGTTGTAAAAGACATGAACGAAGGACGTAAGTTTAGTGAAGAGCTTACTTTTGACGAACTTAAGGAAATTGCAGACATTATTGCCCGTAACAGAACAGAGAGAAAACTGGCTGAAATGATACTAGACGGTAAAGTGGTTACAGAGGAAATGAGGCAAACGATGGTTAGCTCTTTCACAGACGAGTTTATAAAGGGTGGTAACAGAGGATTCTTTGAAATCTTAAAGGGAGAACTAGACCAAATACCAGTAGATGTGTTTGTAAACATAAAAGGTAAGCAGAAGTACATGGCGCAGAATGCTGACAAGATAACAAACATTATTCGTGAAGTGCTTAGAAACCCACAAGCCTTCCAGCAAGTGCCAGGAATAGCTAAAGTGTTTAACCAACTATTAGAAGACTCAGGGCTAAGCCCAATTGACTACTCACCTGTTATCTCACCCGTACAACAACCAGAAGCAACGCCTGTAGAGGCAGCTTAAAAACTAACAAATAAAAATATGCCATATCTTAGCGACATAGAAAAAGACAAAATTATAAACTTTAACAACGACGAAGTGCTTGTAAATGCTGTTCGTAAAGTGCTCCTAGCTGTTATGTACGACAACGGGACTCTTCGTGCAGATGTAGCCCCAGACCCGCTTAAAAATGGTGCATTGGCACTTGCATTTCTAGCTATTTCAGGCCGTGGTACAGTGTCGAACGACGAACTTGGAGCAGACATTAGGGGGCTTGCCCAAGGTGTTTCATTACTAGAGAACGGGCTCAAAGAGCTATCAAAGATTAAAAAGGAAGAGCCAGTAGTTGAAAGTCCTTATAACGAGGCACAATAACTATGAAATATAAAAATATATCAGAATCAGGGTTGATAAAAGGCAGTTTTGGGACTCTTTCTAAGATTGTGGTCAACTCTCACTCATCGGGGACAATAAAGATATTTGACGCACTAGAAGCAGGAGCACAAGCTACAGGAGTATTTACTTCATCAGGTGCTATGACAGTAGCTTCTCACGCAACGAGCGAGCTTACCTCGTCTGGTGCGATGGTAGCAGGAACTCACGCAGTCTCAGTTCTAACATCAACAGGTACAAGAGTAGATGGTGAAACAGTTACTATCGGGACAACAGTGTACACGTTCAAAGATGTTCTAACAGGCGCAGCATATCAGGTTAAAATAGGGGCTACAGAGGAAGCGACTTTGACTAACCTAAAGCTCGCTATAAACCGCACAGAGTCAGGCAACGGAAGTTCGTATACGTCTGGCACAGCTGCACACCCGTCAGTTGTAGCGGTAGCAAGCGACGCAACTACTGTAACGGTTCGTGGACGTGTTCCAGGTACTTCACTTAACACAGTAGCAACTACAGAAACAGGAACTAACCTTTCATGGGCTGACACAACTCTTGGAGGAGGAACTGGAGCTTCTGACGCTGGTGTTACTACAGGCGCAGCAACGGTTACTATTGGCGACATCACGTATACCGTCGTAGACGCTCTATCAGAGACATACGGAGCAGACGCAGTAGCTTACCAAGTAGTCAAAGGGGCTAACGAAGCAGCAATGCTTGATAACCTTAAGCTAGCAATCAACGGAACAGGAACAGCAGGAACTCACTACTCTACTGGTACAGTAGCTCACCCAATAGTTATCGCTACAACTAACACAGATACAGTTCAGACTATCGTAGCTAGAACAATCGGTACAGCGGCTAACACACTTGCTACAACTGAAACAATGGCTAACACAGTATGGGCAGATACTACTTTAGGTGGTGGTACAGGTAACAGTAACCCAGGAGTTGCAACCACAGCTTCAACAATTACAATCGACGCAGTAACGTACACGATTGTACAAGAACTTACAGAAACGTCAGGAGCTACAGCAGTTCCTTTCCAGGTTCTTTACACTACAAGTGTGGCAGTAACACTTGATAACCTGAAAAAAGCTATAAACGGTTCAGGTACAGCAGGTACAGACTACTCAACAGGTACTACACCTCACCCTACTGTTTACGCAACTACAAACACTGACACAGCGCAGACAGTTGTGGCTAAAAATGTAGGAACAGCAGGAAACTCAATCGCTACTACAGAGACTATGGCTAACCATGCCTGGGGAGCTGCTACTCTTGGTTCTGGTACAGGTACAACAGGGCGAGTGATGAACAACACAATCACTTTGTCAGCAGTTGCAACGACAGGCGAAAGAACGATTGACTTTAACGAGTCGTTCGACAACGGACTGTATATAACTATCGGTGGTACAGCAGACCTTACAGTCGTATACGAGTAGTTGCAAGGTTTTTAAATGTTCCCCATACTAAAAGTAGAGATATACCTCTCATAGCCAAAAGGTATTAACAAGCGGTATCATTCCCCACTGAATGACTAATAAAAAACATATCATTATGACTAATGAAACACAGGACATTGACCTTAACAATGAAGCAGAAGGAACAGTAGAACAGGATGAGACTACCGAGCAATCGGAAGAAACTCAGGAACGAGTTACTGAAACTCCCGAAGCAAAACGAGCAAGACTAAAGCGACAACTAGAGCAACTGGAAAAGAAACACCCAGAACTCTCAGAAAAGCCTAAGTCTAGCAAAAAATCAGACGAACTAGACTACGGACAAGAAGCCTTCCTTATTGCCAACGGTATTAAAGGAGACGACGAGTCCTCACTTGTAAAAGACATAATGGCTAATACTGGTAAAAGCCTCAAAGAGGTCATTAACAGTAAGTATTTTCAAGCAGAACTCAAAGAAATGCGAGACTTACGAGCTACAGCCGAAGCAATACCTCAAGGTAAGAACAGAAATGGGCAATCAGCTCAGAGTACGGTAGATTACTGGATTGCAAAGGGAGAACTCCCACCAGCAAGCGAGGTAGACCTAAGACGAAAAGTAGTAAACGCTCGTATCGAAAGAGAAAGCAAGAAAAACGTCTTTTACAATAAATAGTTAAGTAAGTCTGATATTACCTAAACTAATATCAAACTTAAATGAGTAACGTAATTATTTACCAAGAAGAGTGGGAGACAAAAGCACAGGAGCGTCTCTCCGAAATGAATAAGTGGAAAGAAATCTGTAAGGTAGACTACACAGATACAAAAGTTCTTCACAACCCATATGTAACAGACCCTACAGTACAGAACGGTACACGTGGTTCTGCTTACACACACCAGGACGTTATTCTTACAGACGAAACTGTAGACATCACAACCTTCAAGATTCTACCTCAGCTTATCGACCGTGCTGACCTTGCTCAGTCAACTTTCGTCTCACAGATGGAAATGGCTGACCGACAGGCTGTACTTTTGAACGAAGCCATCGAGACAGGAATGCTTGCAGAACATGCACAGTGGACTAACTTCGACAACGCTTCTATTGGTGGTTCAGCTGGGAATATCACAGTATCAGAGACTAACATCGACGATATTATCCGTGGTATGAAGCGTGAAATCCGTGAGGCTAACGGTGAAGACCTTATGAACCGTAACGGTGCGTTCATCGTATGGCGTGCTGCTGACTTCGAAAAGCTCGAAGCATATGTACAGGCTCAAGGTTTCTCAACAGCTGACGGTGCGCTTAAGGACGGAACATCGCAAGGCTTCCGTTACATGGGTGTAGAACACTACTCATCTAACAAGCACGCTTCTGGGCACCTCTTCGGTGGAGTTAAGAAGGCGTTTCACCTCGGTATCTGTCGCTCTACATACGGACAGGTTATCGTGGACAACGAACCAGCTACTAACTCAGGTGCAGTGTCAGGTATCGCAGTAGTTATGCGTGTGGACTTCAAGTTCAAGGCATGGGCAACTGTAGTACCAGTTCTCTTTGACATCTTGGTTGCGTAATCTTTATCAAACCCCTCGTGGGTTTGGTGTAGGAATAAACGTCTTACACCCAGCCCATGAGCTAACCTAAAAATTATGTCAGGATTTCAATCAAACTTTCCAAAAGTAAAGGGTCTAAGTGTAGAACCTTATAACGTGTTTCCAAACAGTGCACAAGGAGCAGCAAACGTAGTTCCACCACACGTAACTGTGGTAAAAGTTGGGGCTAACGTAAACGATACTGACGACTTCTTCGTACTCCCTTCTCTCGCAACTGTAGAGAACGGGCACCAGATTCTCGTTATCGCAGGTGCAGCAAACTGTGAAGTACGCACACCAGCTTCTTCTGGGCAAGAAATAAACTCAGAAGACTGTGACGGTACAAAGGAGTACCTCCTTACAGCTACTCAGATTCACACATTCACTAAGATTGATAATACAATCGGATGGATGGGAGAAGGACGAACAGCTATTGGAGCTTACGCCACAGCTGTAGTGCCAGATTAGTTTACCCTTTGACCTCACCTACTGGTGGGGTTTATAGGTTACATTAACCTTACAACTATGCAATTTTTTGAATCTACAAACAGAACGGGAATGGTACAACTACTAGAGGACTGGACTGGTACTGAGTCTTCTTCTAACTACACACGCCAGGCAAAGACAAGAGACTTAAACCTGGGGCTAGACGCGTACCAAATGCTTACTATCCCGCCGTCCTCGTCCTGGCAAGCAGACGACACTAACCACACACGTTATCCAAACATAAAGTTTAACCTTGTTTCTGGCCAACAGGACTACAACTTTACAGAGGACGAGCAAGGGAACCAGATACTAGATATCTACCGTGTAGAGATAAAAGACCAAAATGGAACGTGGATTCTACTAGAACCATACGACGAAATGATGGAGAAAGAGTCTTTAGGGTACAGAGAGACTTTAACAGGCACACCACAGAGGTACTACAAAACAGCTAACGGTATCTTTTTAGATGTAACCCCAGACTATAACTCTACTAACGGGGTGAGAATGTGGTATGCACGTACCCCCTCGTATTTCACAGTGGCAAGTGGAACGTCTGACGACACTAAAGAAATGGGAGCACCTAACGCTCACCACACATACCCAGTTTTATGGGCAGCCTACCACTACTGGCTACCAATTGACACAGCGAAAGCAAACCAGTATCTAGGCAGGCTTCAACTCAAAGAAAAAGAAGTAAAGAAATACTATGCTAACCGTCGAAGAGACGAGCAAAATATCCTTACAAGTGAGTATGTAAACTCTGTATAACATGGCAATCACCCCTATTAACCAAGTAAAGAACACTGTAAGCCCACAGAACTTGCCAAAGGCAGGTGTTTACTTATGGGGTGATACGTTTTACACCTGGGGAGACGCTATAGCTACCTGGGGAGGAGCTGTAATTTCTCCAGTCAACCAAACTAAAAACACTGTAAGCCCTACTAACCAAACTAAATCATAATGAGTACGAACTTTCCTTCAAGCCTTGATACAAGTACAACAATCCCAGCCGAGGGAGCTTCAACACCCCTAGCAACTAACCACGTTACAGCTCACCAGAACATACAAGACGCAATCGAAGCTATCGAAGCGAAGGTAGGAGCTGATTCTAGTGCTGTTACAGCCTCACATGACTACAAACTTGGTGAAGTAACTGGAAGCGACAAAGCAGTAAGTAAGACAGCTACACAAACTCTAACAAACAAGACACTTACAAGTCCTGTCATTACTTCCCCGACTCTTAACTTAGGTAGCGACGCAGAAGGAGACACTTACTATAGAAACGCAGCTGGTGCTCTTGTAAGACTACCAAGAGGAACAGACAACTACATTTACAAAATGAACGGTAATGTGCCTAACTGGGAAGTAGAAGCTACTGTGTCAGCTGCTACAGAGTCAGCAGAGGGTATATCTCGCCTAGCAACGGCCGCACAGATTACAGCAGGTACAGCCAGTGAGTCAGGATTTCCTTTAGTAGTAACACCAGACCAACTTGCCCTTTCAGCCCCAACTTTTAGTGCTGCAAACCTAACCAACTTTCCAGTATGGTCTATTGCTCCAGCAAGAACTTCGATATCACAAGCTGGTACATCAGCGAGTGAAACAACAACAAACGTTGACACTACCATTGTTACAACGTTTACACCAAAGTCAGTAACTATCTACTACACGCTTAAAGGTTTTGACTCAGGAGGTGCAGACTTCTTTACTACAGGAATAGCTACTTACGACGGGACAACACTGAGAGGTAATATGAAGTTTGTAGACCAGGGAGCGACAGCAACGACTGTAACGTCAGTTTTTGACACTAACGCACCCACTGCTGGAACGTATAGCGGGGGGGCAGGAACTTCGAACCAAGTAACTCTATCTGTCCAGTCTGTTTCAGCTACAACTTTAGTTGTACGGGCTTCTTTCCACGCTTGGGGTAATTCAACTACAGCCACAGCAGACTTTAACGTGGTCGCTATTAAGTAAATGAAAGTAAAAACAATCAACACATTCTCAGGAGGACTTGCACAGGATATACGAGAACCAAAAACTAACACTTTTTCTTATGCTAGTGGTTTTGATACGTTTTCTAATGCTCACAAACTCTCTCCTTATAGAACAATGGAGACAGAAAGTATTGATACTGGGACATTAGCTGATTATGCCCTGTCAGAAGCAGTTGTTATGAAAGATAGTGTAAACACAAATATTTACGCTCTAGGTCAAGCTGGTTCAGCAGATTTAAACCCTAAGTTTTTTCAAAAATCTACTGTAATGGATATTTCAGCTTCTTTCCAAGCTGCAACAGGTGGCGAAGATACATCCAACTCTGTTCTCAGAGGTACTTTAGAAGCGTATAAAAACAAGCTTTATTGTCTAAAAACCGATAATACTAATACTTTTCTAACAGAGTACAACCACGCGACTACTACCACCTCAACAAAAGCAGACGGAGGAGCTACCACAACACTAACAGGACTTACTAACACAAACTTTGGTGTAAAACCTTTTAGACATCCAATGGATGACATCCTTTACCTTGCACACGGTAGAACAATCTCAAAACTAGACAATACAACACTAACCAGAAATGTTTTTACTATCGCAGACGATCTTTATATAACCTCACTAACAGACTTTGGAGCGTACTTATTTATTCAGTGTGCTCCAATCACAGGAGGTCTTTCTTCTAAAGCCTACTTATGGAACAGAGACACCTCATTAACTACAGCTACAGAGGTTATTGATCTAGGACAAGGAGCTGCAATGGTTGCAGAAAATATAAATGGGGTTGTCATTATAGTAATGTCTAGTAGAATACCAACAACTAACTCAGTCTTTAATATTTCTACCAAGCTAATGGTTAAATCATACAGTGGCGGGGCTGTACAAGGTATCTACGAGACAAAAACAACATCAGAGACATTTAATTTATACAATTTTAAAGCACAGCAAGACAATCGGCTTTACTTTGCTTGTTCTGCGTCATTAAACGGTACAGCACTACATCAAATCTGGGTGTGTGGTAAAAACAGTGACGGAAGGTGGGTGGTGTCTCCTGATAGACTTATAAACAACAATACTGCTCTCACTGGAACAATCCAAGGTTTTAGCATTATAGGTGATTATCTGTGGGTTGGGTTTAATAATAATGGCTCTTTCTTTAGAACACGTTTTGCATCTGCTACATTCCCCACAGCAACCTATGAGTCAACAATAAACCCAAATATGGACTTGGAAGATAGGACAAAACAAAAAAAACTACACTTTGTCTCTGTAGCAAAATCAAGCACTACGGGTCAGTTGGTAGTTTCAGTGTCCGTAGACGGCGGAGCGTACCAAACAGTTGCAACCCTGGCTGCTTCTACATCACTTGTTAAAAAGGAAAGTAGGTTAGCAAATGGGTCGCCCTTTGCTGAGGGGTATGAGTTTAAGTTTAAGGTTGAAAGTACGGCAGGAGCAGAACTAACCGAGCTAAAGTACGCTTACGAAGTAGTAGAAAAAAACATTTAATATGGAAGAACGCATTACACAACTAGAACAAGACCTAAGAGAGTTACGAGCCATGTACATGAAGGACAACTTCGAAGCTAAACAGGTGTTTAGAAAAGACATAGACTTTTTAGGGACTACTCTATTTGCTAACAAGGTTGGTTTCTTTAATGAAACACCCGTATCTCAACAGGCTGCAATAACCACTCCGTCAGGAGGTGGGTCAGGAGACACAGACGCAATAGACATATCTGCACGTACAGCAATAGGTCAAATTAAAACAGCGCTCCAAAATCTTGGACTAACCGCATAATGTCCCTTAAACTAACACTATGGATACACTAGACCAAAACGGAAACGTAATCACAAGAGGCTTCTCAACAAACCTACCACCAGAGCAGAACCGTACTATTACAGCAAGTAGCTTGCAACCAGTTCAAGCTCTTACACTCCCCCCTACTCCAACTGACACTACAGACTACTCTCAGTACATTGCTCCAACACTCACGTCTCTAGCTGGAGACTTTAAAACATTAGACACACAACTTAACACAGCTCAACGCTCCCAAGCAGACGCTGCGCAAAAACAGTTGGACATCATGGGCCTTTTAACAGGCAAGACTGCTGACACTCAGGCAGCCCAAGAAGCCGCAGGAGTAAACACAGAAACAGCAAACCTAAATAAGTATGCAGAACAGCTCGCCAACCTAAACGCTCAGGCCTCAGCTCTTAACCGTGAAGCTCAAGCCGTTCCGCTACAGGTTCAGCAGGAGTCTCAAGGACGCGGTAGGACAGAAGCGGGTATTGCGCCAATTCAAACAGCTCGACTACGTGAGAACGCAATCAAAGCGCTATCTATTGGTCAACAGGCAGACATAGCAGCTGCGGCAGCTACGGGCTCTCAGTTACGTCTTAACGCAGCAAAAGAAAAAGCACAGCAAGTAGTAGACTTAAAGTACAAGCCACTAGAAGACCAGTTAGCTATACGAAAACAGCAATA